CACGGGTGAGAAAGTTAGAGTGCTGGAAAATGTTGTTGTATAAGGGGTTCCCATCTAACTTCTGTCAGGTGAGGTTCAGGTTAGACAGGTTAGAAAATAAGGGTTTTCTTACTCAAAGTTACTGATATAATGCTTACATGTCTAAACAAGTAGATAATTGTTACCTGGGAAGGTTCTGGGATTGGGAAACAAAAACATTTAAAACATGGAGTGAAACATGCCAAAAGGAATCTCTGGAAATATCTCTGGAAAAAACGAAAAACACCTGACGCATAAGCAGATCCGCTTTGCTAAGGAATATGTTTATAACGACGGGTCCAAAACCCAAACGGAATGTGCGTTGGATGCAGGGTACGCCGAGAGTTCTGCGGCCGTGCGTGCTTCTGAGCTGACCAATCCACAAAAGTATCCGCTTGTGGTTCGCTACATACAGGCACTCCAAGCGGAAGTAGATAAGAAATATGAAGTTACTTTTGGTCGTCATGTTAGGCAACTAGCTAAAATAAGAGATCAAGCTATGGAGAAAGGTAATCTCACGGCCGCGGTTTCTGCTGAAGTCCAGCGAGGTCGAGCAGCAGGCTTGTATGTTGAGCGTAAGGAAGTTCGTACCGGTACGCTTGATTCTCTCAGCGAAATAGAGATAAAAGATAGGATTAAGAAACTCTTGGGAGACTATAAGCCGTTGTTAGAAGTAGAGGACGCTGAAATAATCAGTCAGTAAATACTCGTAGAAACCTACTAAATAAATTTTCCCTGTATTTTTCCTCTTCGTAGCCTTCGGGAAAGTCATAAGTCTTTTGGCCTGTGCTTGTGTCTTCTATCTCTATTCTTCCATCCTGGTACTTGGTTTCGATTTTTCCATTGTTGGCATGAATATAAGAGACTTCATTTTTCCATTCCCTAAAAGCAAGTTGCCTTCTGGTTTCTTCAACTAGGTGGGTGTATTCAGTCATTTGTCTTTCCCCTTTTCCCAAACTGTATCTTCACGCCAAGACTCCTTTTCTTCAACGTATTCTTTAAATTCTGGGGTTAGTCCTACTTGTTCTATCGGTGTCTCTGCATCATCGTATTCTTCCCATTCTAATTGTTTGAGGGCCTTACTGTGTCGATCCACTAAAGTATGCAGGACATCTTGTAGCTTGTTACTTAGTCGAGGGTGGGTATCAATGGGGCAGTCGATACAAAGTTTGTAATGCGGAGACTTGTTTTTAGTATCAATAGCCACATACACCAGGAGATCCAATAATTGATTGCGTCTGAATATCTGGATTAAGCCTTCGGCCTGTGGCTTGTTAAGGTAAACTCTTTTTCTAATCATAGTGTCCTCACTTTTGGTTGTTTAACTGTAGGGGGGTGTTCGGTTTGGATAATGCTTTGTAGTAATTCAGTCGTTACTTTCTTACGTTGCTCTGGGGTTACTCTTGATAGTATTTTAATATCTCTTTTCTTTGGCTTGTAGGTTTTCCAATAAATAGCTTCTGCTGGTTTTGTTCGCCAAGTCCATTCTATCGTGCCTGCGTCTTTTGAGTCAAAATGCAAAAGAGGGTCGCAAGGGAATTTATCTTTGTAGAGCATTAGGTTTCTCCTTAATTACTTCTCCATTTTTATCAAAATGTTTTTGTCCACATTCACAACAACAATTATCTGTAGTTAATTCGCTGTTACAACACCAAGAATAATTACTCATTATATAAATTTCATGTGGGGTTTGGCTCTCGCTTTAGCTATCTCCAAATCGTCAGTCCCCAATCTAATCGTAGGATGGCTTGAATCCTTTGATACTAGAACATACTCGCCATTGTGTTTGTCTAGTTTATATTCCTGCTTCATCTATAACTCCTCTGTTACTTTGTTAATAATCTCTCCGATCACTCTCTTGTGTAGCTTTCGGTCCTTTAAAATCTTTTCCTCGTCATCGTGCAAGACAATGATAGGCACTCCTTCTTTTGAAGGAAAGGCATAATACTTAATTGTTCTTCCCACTTCTTTTGATTCAAGTACCTGTACTCCTTCAAAAATGCTGGTGGCTTGATTCCAATAGGCTTCGGTAAATTCTAGTTTAGGCATTTTATTTCTCCACTAAAAGTTTTGCATGATAATCAGCGTCCTCTCCTTTATGGACAGTAATCATTAACTTTCCATCATTGTATTCTTCGTCCTGTTCAATGCGAATGTCATGCTCTTTAAATTTAATCCAAAGTACAGTATCTAATAAGACTTCCATTTCTGGTTTACTCATCTTTCTCTCTCCAGGCTTTCGCTAATTCATGCGCTCTCGCTATGGCTACATCTCCTTCTTTCGCCATAATGATAGCTTCTTCTAAAATCTCATTGGTTTCGGTGTCCGTAACTTTGATTTCCCACTTCTGCGTTTGATTTCTGGTGGTCTTTAATAATTTGGCCGTGCCTTTTATTCTTTGGCTCGGTACAATGTTACTTCCCATTTCGTATCGCCAATTGTCTCCGAATCTCATATTATTTCCTTTTTTAGTTGTTCAATTACATCGAATCCTTCGGTTACTAATTTATCCATAAACCACTGTGCTTTAAGCAAGTCCTCTTGTCCGTTCTTCTCGGTGTATCTCCACAAGTATTTTTGGACAGACCCTTTCAGATAGCCATGAAATCCTTCGGTGGATAGACTCGCCTTGATTGCGTCTATGCACTCAATCTCGCTGTCTCGGTAGTGACTTGGGTTGATGTTGTCAGTCATCTTCTATTGCATGTAATTCAACAGATACTTTGTCTAGTGCTTGTTTTTCCGTTAGTCCTTCATCTTCTACTTGATAGACTATTTCGTCTTTATCTTGACCAAAACAAACAATATCCTTATGCCCTCTGTCCCCTTCTACTGCCCAAAGTGTAACTGGGGCATTTGGATTTTGTAATTTAAGTTCTTTGATAAGTTCTTTAACTTTCACTTCCCTTTCTCCTTCTTTTTGATTTCAGCTAATTCTTCGTTAGCTATTTTTAAAACTTCTCTGGTGTCCTCTACTATGTTGTGCTTGTCCTCATGTGCTTCGGCTTGTTGGAGAATCCCTGGATCAATCCCTACAGTATCTATCGGAGATCCTATCCTTTGCTTTCCCTGTTCCTCTGCTGTCTCTAGCAGTCCGTCATGCCACACTCGATAAACTGGTTCTGTTATATCTACTTTTGAACCTGTCATTTTTCTGCTGACTGCGTTGATTCCATTCTTACGCATTAAGTGTGCCATACCATTGGCTTGACTTTGGGTTAGTTCCCCAACTGAATCGCCTTCTTCCATGTCAGCTATGATTTCTCTGTATTGGCTATTCCTACTACTATAGCTAGGTGGAATCTTTACATCTTTGTCTATTTTCCACTTCATAATCGCCACTCGTTTTTTCTGACTTCGGTACTAGCTTCTTCCCATAGATGCTGTGGTATGTCTCTCCATTTCGCTAAGTGTGGCGAATGTTCTCGTTCCTCTATCGTGCTGTAATAATAATCATCATCTTCGGGTAAATTATCCCAACAAGAGTTAAAAGGATTTAAGATTTCTGCTGGAACAGTTTGATAGGTCCACCCATATACCTTCACATCATCTTCTAATATATACATTTCTCCATTTCTTAAAATAAGAACATGAAAGAAACAGGGATCACAATAGCTAGAAGTTTTCTCTCCACCTTCAACCTCAACTTCATTTTCTTTACATAGTATGCAAGTTAGTTCCTCTCGCAGTAAGTTTAGTTCTAGCTGTAAACACATTAGACACTCCTTATACATTTACTGTATTCATCATTAACATCTGCAAAAGTGAATCTATATCTACACTTATTGCATCTTGCTCTGTTCTTACCATCTGCAATACCCCAAAATTCAGTATCACATTTAGGGCAAAATAAAGCTCTAGCCATTAGCTTTCTCCTGTAGCTCTATAGCTTGAATATCGTTAGGGTAAATACCTATACCCTCTAATATGCAGTCGTCATAGAGAGTTTCTTTCCAATCAGATACTTCTTCTGCTTTGTTTAGAGCTTCATTAAGTTCATTTGCTACTACTTTTTGAGTAAATATATCCATATTCCTATTTGTTTTTACTACTAACCAATTCATTAGCCTACTTCTTCCAGAAGGTAGTTGTACTCGCTGTTTCTGGTCACATTGATTACCAAGACCCTTTCGCCTTGTGCGTTGTGCTTGAAGGTAACTGCAACTGTGTCGCCTACTTCGGCCTGTTGCTTGATTCCTTTAATAGAGAATCGCCTGTCTCCTCTCTGGTTCTTGGTTCGGTAAAAACTTAGTACAGTTTCCGTTCCGTCAAGAAATTCAGCGTTGACTGTGGCTCTGTCTCCAGACTGCATTTCGTCAAAATCAATACCGCATAGCTTAGAGAAGTTTCTCACGCTATTGTTGGCATCAATGATGGCCTTGTTCAACATGGTGGCAGTAAGGGTTACAACTGCTGGTGTATTATTGTTTAAGTCAATTATTCTTTTCATTGGTTTTCTCCTTGTTATAAAAATAAACCATAAAAGGTGTTCCTTTCGTGGCACATTCCGTTATCCGAAAATCTTCACTATCAAAAAGTGTTTCTAGCTTTTCTTGTAGGTCTTGTTCGTTTATTGGCTTCTCCCCTAAATCCCTTTCACACTTGTCAGCGAATGCTTGTAACTTTTGTTCTCGTTCTGCATCTTCTTTGGCATGTTTCATACCAGATGCAAAACTGCTTGTCTGTATGTCCAGAAATATCTTAGCCATATCAAAGACCATTTGTGATGAAGGGTTCATTTCTTTTTCTTTAGTCATCAGCTTCTTTCTCCCTAAGTTTCTTAAAATACTCGTCAGTAAATCCCATAAGGTTTAACTGTGTATCTATTTGGTGTTGGATATTATCTGGTAGCAAATCATAATAATCGTTTGTTATCCATTGGATAATTTCGTGCAGTTTATCTTCCATTGGGGAATCTTTATCTAAGGGGAAGTTTTTACAATCCGTACACATAGTCAAAATTGCGGGTTCTTCTCCATGTATTACATATCCACACGAAAAACATTCTAAACTGGCTTTTTCCCATACACTCATTGGCTTAACTCCTACCTAATTCCTCTGGTGACCAAGACTCGTAAGTTCGACCATTTATATCATTCGGTCTTATTACAAAGACAGACCAATCTTCTCCAGCTTCGGATATACCAATCTCATAACCAAACAAATCAAGTATTTCTTTTGCCATCTTTTCTTCTTTAGGACAATAATATAGAGTTACAGACTCATCAATATCTAAACAGTCTTCTGTTTTTTCAATCCCTAAAGGATTCATTTTTTCAGCTAACCATTTAGAAGCGTACATTTTAAGTTCTTTTTCCATCAGCTTCTCCCCCTCTTATTTTAGTAATATCGTACTCAACTACTGCTTCGCCTTGTTCTAGACCTTCCTCTATGTGGGCAATTATCCACTTGGGATAGTTCGGCAGTTTCATTTTTAATTTAACTTCATAAGTTTTCATTTTTTCTCCTTTTATCTTAAAAAACGCTTTAAAGTATTAAGTTCTTCTTCGGATATATTCAAAACAGAATCAACCCAAACAGCACTTGTATCAAGCCAATACTTTTCTTTATCTTTATCTAAATAATCATTATCCCCAAACTCAATACCATAAAATTCAGATAGTATTTCTCTATCGGTTATTTTGCCCTTAAGATAATCATTCTCAGTAAAAGTAGTATAGTAATTCCATTCATTATATTCTCTTTCGCCATCTTGTATTCCTATCCTAACTATTATCATTTTATTCTCCCAAATAAAAATTTATCCCCATAATTCTATAATAAATCTCCCATAAATACAAACCCTTTTTACATATTGCTGTATAATTCTTTTACTGTGGCGAAACCAGAAAGTTTATTTTGGCAACAAGTTAAGAAGAATCTCAAAGCCTTTTCCTTTATCCGTTTGGAATCGTGGGTAAATCATGGCATTCCAGATGTATTAGGTACGACCAAAGAGGGTATTTACTTTACTGTTGAATTGAAGGTAACGAAAAGTAATCAAGTTTCTTTCTCGCCACATCAAATCTCTTACCATGAGGAACGGAAAAATTCCCCCGCCTTTATCTTGGTCAAGAGGGTCTTGGAGAGTAGTCCAAGAAAATCCCAGATTTATATTTATTCCTCTGACCAAGTTGTCGCTCTAGCGACAAAAGGCCTTTCCCTTTCTCCCCTTTCCCTTTCCGACCCTGTTAATTGGTCTTTTGTCCAAGAACACTTAGCCTTTCTTATTAGACGAATGACCTATGAAAAGCTGGTTGGGAAGTAGTTTGCTTGTCGCTTGTTGTTCAAAAAATTTTATACATCAATGTATGAGCGTAGCGAATGCTTGTCGCTATTTCGTCTTTAGCTTGTAGCTTCCAGCTTGTAGCTATTTCGTGGAAAGAAAAAAAGGGGGGGTTGGCCCGTGGTCCTTTGATTAAGGAGGGAGAACCACGGGCCGGGTGTTTAGGCACAGTTAAATGACTCCTCGCATGCGTCATCTAGTCCTATGTTGTCCTCTGGGTACCATTGGAAAACCTTATCCGTACCCCAATAACCTTCAACCTGTTGGTCAAGGGTGTCTATCCAGATGTTAGGACCACCGAAAGCCACCAGGATCCGGGAACCTTTGTAGGTCTTATCGCTCTGTGTGATGTAGTTAATATCCAATACATCTTCCAAGTAGTTAAAGCCGTTGATTTCGTTCCCGTCATCGTCTGTCCCACCTTCGTAGATAGTCTCGGCTATTCCTTTAACCATTTTGGTTAATCGTCCTGTTGTGTCGCTCATTGTTTACCCTCCTTTTAGTTATTAATGTAAGCTATAAGAAATTCTACTATAGATCCTATACAAAAGCCAGGAGATCTTTTAACTAATTTAGATCTTCCCCGGCTTGTCGCTGAATGTCCCCACAAAACACCTTATTGAATGTGCGAACGCAGTGAGCGCTTGTTGCTATTTCGTCTATTATTTTTATTTCTCCTCTTTTGGTAATTCTTCAATGGTCCCGTCATCATAATAAATGCGGACCCCATTGTTACCCTCTACGGCCATTATATTTTTATCCATAATTTACCTCCTAAAATAATTATACTAAATGACCCATAAATGTATACAACTATCCCATAATCATATATACTTATATGTTCATAATCTAAAAAAGGAGGAATTATGATAAATAAAATAATAATAATGGTGGCATCGTCTTCGACGATCGCAGGAATTTCTTACGGTATCTATACAGCAAGAAAGGTAGCCACAACAACACCGATATGTTATTGGGATATGGAACAGGGTTACAGTGGAGTTAATTACGGTGATACTTATCTTCTACTACTCATTGGCTTTGGAGTTGGAGCCACTTTAATAGTTCTTTTTAATTCATTGATAAGAGGGGGCGAGTAAATGAAAAAAGACGAAATGTATAAGAAGGTCCTAACGCAAGTTATCGACCTTATGCAAACGGCTGGTTCTGACTGGACCAAACCTTTTACGGGTTCTGGTTCTTTGCCCTTTAGTATTGGCACGGGTAAAGCTTACCGAGGAATTAATACTTTAATTCTTTGGTGTGCTTCTTTAGAGCGTAAGTATACCGCGATGCAGTGGGGTACTTATAAAGCTTGGCAAACTATAGGCGCCCAGGTAAGGACGGGCGAGAAAGCACAAGCTATTGTCTACTGGCAAATACAAGAGAAGGAAAACAAAGACACGGGCGAGAAAGATACCTTTCCTATGCTCCGCGTTTACCAAGTTTTTAATGCGGAACAAGTGGACGGTTACGCGGTCCCCGATCCCGTAGTTAAAAACAAGATTGAAGTAATAGACCATGCGGAGACTTACTTCAAGAATACTCTGTCCGAGGTTAAGCATTCCACGGAGGGCATGGCCTACTATGTGCCGTCAATGGATTATATCCACATGCCTAACCGTGACCAGTTCACGGACCAAGAAAGCTATTACGCGACCTTGGGCCATGAGCATGTGCATTGGACTGGCCACAAGGACAGATGCGACCGCCAGAAGTTAGACTATGCCTTCGAGGAATTAGTCGCGGAGTTGGGCGCCACTTTCTTATGTGCTTCTTTAGAGATAGAGAAAACACCTAGGGAAGATCACGCCAAATATCTCAACAGTTGGATTAAACAATTGTCTGATGATGACGGCTTCAAGCTATTGCATAAGGCATCAACACTGGCCCAGAAAGGTGTTGAGTTCATGGACGACTTGCAGGAACCACAAGAGCAGTTGGACCTAGAGACTGCGTAACCCATCGGGCGATCTTGTTAATTCAAGATCGCCCGATTTTTTCGATTTTTTCCCACCCCGTAGCAACGCGAAGGGGTGTTAATTCTTTTAAAGTATGCGAAGCATTCCTTCTTTTTCTTCTTAGAGACAATGGAGAAGAGAAGAAGGAGAAGGGGGAACCCCCCCAGTGACGCTAGTCACTGCTTTTGTCCTAAAGAGCAAAAAAGAGACATGGACAGAATATCCAGAAACTTTGACAAAAAGCGGACCCCCTTGCACAATAAAAAAGGGATAGGAGTCCCTTGTCCGTGAAAAAATTATATATAGCAATAATTCTATGGTCCTTAGTCTCTCCGAATATCGTCGCAGATATCGTCGCAATTGATGATTCTAAAGACGCAGGCACCTCCGTTTCGTTTAGTTTTGAAGGCTCCAAAGGAAACGCTGAAAGGAGTTTTTATTCAATAAGCGCTCGACTACCCATAAAGGAAAAACATTTTTTAATTTTGAAAAAATCTCAAAGGAAGAAGGACCAAGAACTTATTGACGAATCTACTTTTATACACAGCCGTTTTTATTTTGGAAAAAAAGAATTGTTTTTTCAACACAGTAAAAATCCCTTTCGTCGCTATAAGCAAAGAGACATTGTTGGTGCAGGGTATTACACGCGCTTTGCGAAGGTTTTAGGAGGAATAGGTCTGTTAGCAGAAAATGAAGAGGACCTCCTTTCTCTACGAGAGACAAAAGTGAGAGGTAACTTTTACCTTTCTGTTGGAGAAAAGAAGATAAAGAACACTACATATTTTCAACCGGCTTCTTTTAGTGACTATAAAGTATCCTCTATTACTTCTTTTACTTTCTTAAGCGACGAGAAAAAAGAAGTTAAGTTTACCTATTCGGTTAACTACGACAGTCAACCGCCTTTCTCTGCTAAAACAAAGGACACGGCTTTTGCCACTGTGTTTACTTTGAAGTTATGAAAAAATGTGAGGCCTGCGGGAAGAAATTAGCAGACACTCAGTTTGAAAAAGTTGATAAAAAATATTTTCGTAATATTTGTAAAAATTGTAGCAATGCCGAACGCAACAAGCACCGAAGCAAATCCCCAGAATATTTTATCCGTCATCTCCATTCTCAGTTAAAATACTCCCGTGGGAAGAAAAATCCTGAAATGGAGTGGCATATTGAGCCGGAAGATCTTTTGTCCTTGTACCAAGAGCAAAACGGCCGTTGTGCTTTATCCAACGTACTAATGACCTATGCCAAAGACGGAACCGGTAAAAAGGAATTTAATATTTCTATTGATAGGATAAATCCCCATAGGGGTTATATACCCAATAACATGCAGTTAGTTTGCCACCGCGTTAATATAATGAAACACACCTTAATGGAAGAAGACTTTTGGTGGTGGTGCAAAAACATAGTAGAGACACAAGATGAGCATTGACCTAGAACGCCTAGCCGACAAATACCCTGATGCCACTAAGGAACTGCTGGAACTGACCGAGGCACTAAAATCAAAGGAACTGCAACGCGAAGGCCAAGACAGTTTCATCCGATACGTAAAACACATCTGGCCTGATTTCATTGAAGGCACGCACCATAAGATATTCGCCGAGAAGCTGGAGAGAGTCGCCAAAGGCGAACTCAAACGATTAATTGTCAACATGCCGCCGCGGCATACCAAAAGCGAATTCGCCTCGACTTATTTCCCATCGTGGATACTGGGGCGGAATCCGAAGTTAAAAGTCATGCAGATAACGCACA